CATGTCCTTCACGGTATCTTGATACGCTGTCCCGCGCATTTCCTTCTGAAATGCTCGTTCCGCTGCTGCTTCTGCGCTGTTGTACTTCTTGGCGCTTGCTTGGCTTCCAGCATTTGCAAGGTTGCTCAGTAGTCCGCTCATCATTTGCAGTGCGTTTGCGGTGTTTACGCTGCTTTGGTTGCCGAATGTGGTAATACCTGTTGGCGTGCCGATTTGTGTTGCACCGATTTGCTGCGGTGCTGTTACACTGCCTGTTGTGGTCTCGCTGCCTGTTGTGGTCTCGCTGCCTGCCTCTTGGCTGTTCTTGGCGCCGCTTTGGTTACTGCTTGTTATGATGCCTGTTAACATGCTCAGTCCTTGCATGAGGTATGGCATAAAGCTTAATAATGTCTCCATTCAAAAATAGCCCCGCTTTTGCGGGGCTTCCTCCTTTCTTAGATTCTTTCGATGCCCGGAATGCTGTAGATGGGCATTTCGCGATACCAGTCTTCCGTGAAATAGAAGTCACACAAGAATTGGTGGCTTTTTTCGCTCGTCACTGCAATTGTTCGGTCAACGTTCTGCGTTCCTTCCTGAATCCACTCCGCCGAGAGACGCGGGAGTTTGTCATAATCGTCCGCATAGTGCCATGCATCCAGTGACGTCTGATAGTTAGACCGCATTTCTCCGGTTACGTAAGAAGGCTTGTAGCGGTAATCTGCCCATGCCTCTTGATAGCCAAAGATTTCGTCATCTTCTGCCGTGCCTTGTGCATAGATTTCACGATTATACACCGGCTGTTCGCCCAGTGCTGCTAGACGCGGGTCGTAGTAGGTGAATCGCCCGCCACGTGTCCACTTGGTTGCAAGCCCCTGCTGGTAGCTGTGCTCTACTCGTACCACTGCCAGTCCGATGATGTAGCCGTATTCGGTTGCTGCATAGTCTACCATCTGCTTGCTGCACGTGGTCAAGCTGTATGCTGCCGTATTGCCTAGTGCCTGTCCGGTTGTCGGGTCTGTTTGGCTCGTCTGGACGACTTGGTTTACATTGATTGCGATGCGCTGACCGCCGATGTACTCAGGAATTTGAAGCCTGCTGTCTGGACTTGTTACGCCCCATGTGCCGGAAAGGAACTCGCGATAGCGCGTGCCGTTGCGTGCATCTGCCTCAAAGATGTGCTGCAGTGCGATGCTCATTCGTAAATCTGCAATGCTGATTGCGCTTACTCCGCTTAGGTCTGCTGACAGAATTCCTTGTCTTCCTGTTTCTCCGTTTGCGTCCGTTCCGATAATGTTTGCGTATTGGTTCGGATTTGGCCGCGTTGTCATGTTTTGATTGAATATGTAATTTTTATGGCTAGCTGCACTCGCTGTGTTGAAGTAGATAGATTTACTATCTGTGTATAGGTTTCCGTCTATATCCTTTAACTGTACTGGTGCATCACCCGCTAGGCTGATTTCTACAGGGTCATTTTTTAACGGCGTTGGGAGACAGGATGTGTAATAGTCGTGGAATTTTCCGGCCTTTGCCGGAAATCGTGCGTATGCGGTCCCTTCATTTATGTTTGTCGTCAGGCTCGGTTTGTTTAAGTAGAATTCTTTGGTTGCGTTTCCGGGATTGGGTTCTTTTCCCGCGTCATCGGTTTTTTTGAACCCTACCATTAACGGTGCTTCTAGATTTTCATCTCTGAACCATTCGTTATAAATCATGGCATATGCGCGTGCCGGCAGTGCGTTTACCTTGATTTCATTTTTGATTCCGGTTGGCAGTCCGAAATAGTCTCCTAAACTGCCACTCACTAGGCCGCTTTGGCCGCCGATTTTGCAAGTCGGTGTGCTATATTCTGTCTTTTCTGCCCAGTAGTCGGTGTCATTCTCGCCGAACATGTTCTCCCAGTGTTCCCAGAGTAGACGGCATGGAACAAAGAAGAAATAGGTGTCCATGTACGCGTTATCCATGATAGGATAGATGGGTGTACTCATGCGGATAAGGCCGTTCAGGCGTACACGTGCTGTATCACCTGGAAGCACTTCGTCACAGTAGATGGGTACCAGTTCGCCTTCGTTGATGGTCGTTAAGAGCTGGTGGCTTCGGTCAAACTTGCTTCGCGGTCTTTCCATTCGTGGCACTTGTGCGAAATGGTTCTCACTGTTTCGGTTCGTTGTCTTTCACCTCTTCCTTTTTTTCTTCCTCTTTCGGCTTCGGCTGTTCGGTCTGTTGCATCTGTTTCAGCTGTTCCAGCGTTTTGTCTGCAGCCTCGGCTTTTTCGTGCATCGTCATGATATCCTTCGGCAGATTTTCGAGGTCAGTTCCTTCGGTGTATACCATGCTTTTTGCTTTGATGCTGGTGTCCCCTGCTTCCAGCCGTGCGATTGCGCTTGCAAGGTCGTAGCCCTCGCCGGCTCGCTGGATTTTCTCGTATGTGTTTTCATCCGGCTGCTCGATGTAGTCGGTAGTGCCGTTCGTTTGCTTTACTGCTTTCCACGTTGGCGCGGTCTTGCTGCCCGGATTGTTCGGCACTCTCTCGGTCGGTAGTCCATAGTATCTTACCATTGCATCAGGATTTAACATTGGTTGTCTCCTTCAGGTCGATTAGCCGTGCGATGTGTTCAGGCATTGCTTCGCTCATGTAGCCGGTTTCTGTGTCGAACTCACCCAGTTCTACGAGCGAAATATCTTCGATTTCACTCGGTTTGCTTTCGTTGGCCTTCCATCGTGCCGTTCGGACTGCCTGTGCCCTGTTGTTCTGCAGAAACGGCTGAGAGTAGCCGTTGGTCAATGCATCGTGGAATGAATAGAATTTCAGTTTCATGTTTTTCCCCTTACTCTTTGTCTTTGTTTGCATCCTTCAGTGCGTGGTAGATTTCGTCGAGCTTTTCAAGGATGTTCATCATCAGTGCAATTGCTTCCCTAACGTCCTTGACCTTGATTAATGCCATTTTACGCCTTCTTTCTTTTGTTTGTATCGTTTACAGCCGGATGCCGCCCCGTGATACCTTCGGTCGGACGTTGATGTTTTTTACTCGCTTGGCAGTCTGAGTAAATTTTTTCTGGTCGCCATGACCCGCTCCGCTTCTGTGTGCCATTTTTACACCCCCTTTCTGTATTTTTTCTCGGTTCGCACATCAAAGTGCACCCAAGTGTTGTATACGATAATGCCGCATTCATCCGGGACGATTTCATTCAGTTTGTTTGCAAGTTCTTTTGCGCTCATGCCATTGACCCGGATATCTGCTGCCATACCGCACATGTGGTAGCTGTATTTTGCTCCGTTGCATTTTTTGTTCCACTCTGGTGTTCTGTATCCGCTGTTTATGTGTACTGGCTTTCCAATTTTGTTTCTTAGAATGTCAAGTATCGACACCAAGTGGTCGTCTACATAAACCACTTGTGAACCGTCTTTACATGCAAATTCTTGTACTTTAAAGTGCTGTCCTATTTTTTTGTTTGCTTCTTTGTCCATGATATAGCATTTAATCATCTTTGTCAATCTCCTTTTCGGTAAAACATGTTCCTACTTTGCGGACTTGGTATAAAGAGTAGATTCCTGGATTTGCTTCTGCGTATTCTTTGAATGTTTTCTTTGCTGCTTTTGGTTCTGCTGTGACTAGTCGGATGGTGGTCACTTTTCCGTTTTTTTCTAGCTTTCGGATTTCATATACGTGCATCATGGTTTTCGCCTTCCTTTCTGTGATTATATTTTATCATTTTTTTTAAAAAAAGTCAAGTTTTTTTTAGAATTTTAATTGATATATTAGTAACTCGGTTTTGCTCCTTTGTTTTGAAAGCGCTTTAGCGCTCTGCCGTGTGTAGCGTATGCGGAACTCGGCTAAATCCATTCCTTTTTAGCGCTGTGCGCGTCATGCTTTTGGTTCACGCCACTTTTGCTTTAGCTTGTCTTTTTCTTTTTGAATGTTGAGATACGTTTCGTAATCTACGCTTGTGCTCTGTTCGAGATTGACTAAACTTTGTATTGCGCTGCGTCTACGTTTGGCTCTAACCTCTCTCAGCTCGTCAGAATGTGCTCTAAAATAGCTTTCTGTGTCTTGGCTGGTATCTTTATCTAGAATCTTATCAAAATAGCGTGGAGGCCTTTTCTCGCGTCCTCCTGCGCATATGATGCTATCTGTTTTTAGGATTTCATCTTTGTGTTCGTTTAGATACTTTTCGCCGATGCCTTTTGACATGATTCTAAATTCAGGTTCTCTACCTTCCATCCAGTATTTTGCCGCTTGCTCTGCACCTATGGCTTTTTTGTTGACGTACTGTGCCACGTATGCAAAACTTCCTGGTTGTGCTGGTGAAAAGTCTATCATGCCTTTGCCCCAGATTTTTTGTAACCATTCCGACTTGAAATAGCTATTTCCTTTTTGGTTTTTATACCATTGTGCATCCGGTGGCTTTAATCCGAATACTATTGCATGATAGTGCGGTCTTTTTGTTCTGTCGCCGTATTCAGCCGCTAGGAAGTATTTTATCGGTTTCTTGTATGCTTTTCGTAGCCGTTTTATAAACAGCTGTACGTCTCGCTTATTCACTGTCTGGCTTTGAATGCTTCTGTAGCCTTTGAGAATCTCGCCGTATGGGATGTGCTCATCATCATATGTCAGTGTTAGAAAAATCACATCGTCCCACTCTTTGGCCTCTAGCTCTATTCTGGTTGCCCATTGTTCAGCCATTTGTTTCCGGCAATATTCGCACTTACCACATGGTAACAATGCGAATTTTCCTTTTTTGATTCCGTCCATGATGTCTGCTTGCAGTCCTTGCTTGGATAGGTTTTCTAGACTTCCCCACAGTTGTGGTTTTTTCGTGTCCATCTGAAATACTAATGGTTTTGTACATGGCATTTTTGTTACCGGCACAAGCTTCCTTGTCTATCTTGTGCCGGTTGACACCTCGCTTTCTTTTTATATTAACTTGTTGTAGTAGTAGTAGTAGTAGTGTTGAAAGTGTTGAAAACTCGTTTTTTTAACGTTATTACGTTTAATTATTGCCTTTTTCTATGTTGAAAACTTTGTTGAAAACTTGTTGAATTGTTGAATGTTCGTCATTTTGACGAATTTCTTTGTGCAACTTGTTGTTGAAAACCTGTTGAAAGTGTTGAAAACTCAAGTTTTCCACATTCTCTATTTTCTGGATTATTGTTTCTTTGCGCGTGTGTGCACGTTTCGTGCGCGCGCGCGTATAGTGATAATAGACTGTTTGCCTTACTGCAGCGGCAGCCACCCGCGTAGGGGGGCGTGACGCAAGGGGGTCGCAAACCAATCTTGCGACCCCCCTCTTCTATACATGATTTTGTTTTGGTTGCCGCTTGTCTGGTGTCCCCTGTGTTGGGGAAACCTTAGCTTTGCGCGGAAAGGGTTAATCTCCTTTGTACGGTTCTCCAGATTTGAACCCATCAATTAGTTTGCGTCTTCTTGCTGTCTTGTCGATAGTATCTTTAGCTACTTTGTCAATGCCTCCTTTGGCTGCTTTACCAGCCTTTTTTACTGCGTCTTTCGCTGCTTTGCCTGCTCCTGCAAGGCCTGCGCCTAACTTGTTAGCTGCATAGCTGTACTGTTGCGCCTGTTTTGCGCTTGAGGTTGCCAGCTCGCTTGCTGCCTGTTCCCAGCTTTTCGCATTCTTAAACTGTTTTGCGCTGGTGGCCTGTTTTGCCAGCTGTAAGTATTTGTCTGCTAGCTCTGCTGTGTTGTTGCCGTATTCGTACATAGCGCTTACACTTGCAGCCTGTGCGCTCTGCTGGTTATAACGTTGGTTTCCAATGCTTGCTGATGCTCCGCTTGTTGACGCTGTTGCACCGTTGGTTGCTGCCAGAATAGGATTGATTCCCGCTGCAATCATGTCCTTCACGGTATCTTGATACGCTGTCCCGCGCATTTCCTTCTGAAATGCT